TATCATTGTATTTTCATCGCCAGAGGTCAAATTCTTTAATGCTTCATATCCTACTCCTGTATTTTCTACAGCTCCAGCAACAGCACCAGTACCCATAACTCCCTCACCAAATATGGTATTATAATCTGAGCTATTATTACTTGAATTATTCCAAGCACTTTTTCCAAATATTGTATTACCAGTATTGCCACTATCATTATTTGATAGGCTGATTTGGGAATTGGAGTCAAGAACAAAGTTTTGAACCATTGCTCCACCATCAATACCTGAATAAAAAGCAATTTCACCGCCAGGAGAAGCATTAGTACCTTTTATTCTACCAGTTATAAATGCTACTGCATCAGCTACATCTCCTGGGTCTGAAAAGCTAATCTTACCTGTTTGGCTTCCATTTGCACCATCTCCTCCACTCATATTAATATGAGCTGCGTTACTATCGCCAGTATCAGCAATATGTAATAATGTTCCAGATGATTCGTTTGATGGCGAAGAAGTACCAATTCCGACCCTTGTAGTACTTAATGAAAGAGCAGTATCAGTACCAAGACCATCTTCTACATATTTAGCAGAAGCGTCTGCACCAACACCTTCTGAGGTAAGCTTTAATAATTGCTTGTAAGTTGAAGCAATTGTTGTATCAGTTAATGTTGCCATTTATCCAGTATGGTCTTCCCAGGTAACGTTGCTTTCGTTCCAGTCAAGTTGTGATTTGTTCCAGATGACATCGTATATTGAGTTAAGAAAATTAACTATCTGTCGTCTGACTCTAATATTTGGCATATTAAGCCTTTAATGCTATAATATATGTTGCAGTAGTTCCGCTTTCGTTTACGGTTGTTGCCCTTACTGGCAATAACTGACCACTTGCGACATTTTTAAATAATATGTTAGCTCCACTCGTTGGACAATCTAAGCTTATATCCCCTCCAACACCTATGTAGAAAGCTTCATAAGTTGCACCCAACGAATGGTCTGATCCTCCATCAACCGCTGTTACAGCTAAAGCAGTTCCATATAACGTCTTCTCTACAGCTGCTTGTGTTGCTATAGTTGCAGTTTCTATTAATTGTGTATCTGTTTTAATAGTGTCAAGAACTGTGTCTATCGCATCTAATACTGCATTGTCTGTAGCTGATAGGTTGGCTGTAACTGTTCCATCAACTGTAATTGTGTTTCCACCATCATGAATATGAATAGATCCATCGGTTTCCATAGCGATAGCTCCAGCGTCATCAGCATTTACAGATTGAGTGCCTGCAAATCCCATCATCATTACACCGCTATGAGTTCCTAAAGTAAAACCTGCATCATCTACATGAACTACATTATCTATTAATTGTAATGCTGTAATCATTGTAGCCTGGTTAGCTGCAGTAGCTCCACCAGAAGGTAATCCTGATGATAGTATATCTACTTGTAAATGACCATCAGTATCCACAAGAGGTACATAGCTTGTCCCTCCAGTTCCAGTTTTAACTGTATGACTAAACATCAAAGCACTATCTTCAGCTTTATCTAGATGAACCTCGATAGCTATATCTGAGCCCTCTGTCTTTAGAGTTACATTATCGATGTCTACCTTTAATGCATCTCCTCCTGAATTCAAGACCTTGTTTAATATCTCTCGTTCTAAATATTTTAAATTATCTGCCATAATTTTATCCTGTTACTACATAGCAATACTTAGTTCCACTTGCGCCTTGGCCCTCAACGTGAACATAAGTTGCTCCATTTGGTATTAAAAATTTGTGTGTTTTACCACTTTCTATTCTAAGTGAATCGTTTCCGTTTGCATCCCCTGATGTATTGTCAAAGCCAATTGAACATAGTTCATCACAATATACATATAATACTGTGTGGCCTGTGGGGACTGCTAGATTAACTTCATCATTTGTACCACTACTGCAAGTAGTACCTCTTGATGCTTCTGTCCATGCTGATGCATACTCTGAGTTCAATGCTTGTACACCAGCATATTTGTGTAGATTTTTTGCAACTGCCATTACGATGCCTCCGTATATTTAGTTGATTCGACCATGCTGGTGGTCGATATTGAATTTTCAGTAAATGATGCAGCTGTTAGATCAGCAAGTTCTGTATCTGCTTTTGAATACTCAGATGCTTCAGTCATTGTGGCTGAGGCAATATTACTTTCAGTATAAGAGGAACTGCTTAATGTAACTTCTGTCATGCTTCGTCTTTGTCTCTAGTTGCGTAAGTAGTAGGTTCAAATCCCTGTCCTCGGATAACTGTCTTTCCCACTCTTCCTATATTACCATATTTCTTACCTTCTACTACGCCTTTTTCATATTGGTTTTCCCAATATTGTGCTGCTGCTAAAGTCTCAACATTTAATTCATATCCACGTTGGATTGCCTTAGCTACAACAGCATGTCTAAATTCTTCTGGTATGTCTGGTTCTTCAGCATACCCTACTTTGCCAGATTCTGAATCAGCGGATACTAACTGATTAGGTCTTTTAACTGCAAATATAGTTATTGTCTTTACTTCACTTGGAGATGCATATGTAGTATCTGAATTTTCTATACTACGTTTAACAATGGCAATACCGTCACGTTCTACCCACCAAGCAAATTTTCTATTCTCAGTAGCCATTATTCTAATCCTACATGTTTAGTTAAGTATTGCTCTGGAGTCATACCACCTCTTAAGTGTAGGCCACCTTTAGCTGCTCTCCCTTTTTTATCAACACCCCATTGTCCAGTTAAAAACTGCTGATATTCATATATAGTTTCAGCTAAGTCTTCTCCATAATCTTCTGGCGTAAGCTCTAAGATTACTTTCGCTAAGCTTGGGCTAATGTTTCGACCTGCCTGAAGGTGTCCATGTGCCATGTTCATAATTTCTTTAGCATGGTCTCTCTTTACTTCACCATTACCTCTTACGCCCAGGAGTTGTTTTATTCTTGAAGGATTTGGGTAAGATGTAAATGTTTCATCTTTTCCTTTATTTCCTAAATACATTGCACCTAACCCTGCACCTATTCCTGCTAATGCTAGTTTCATGTTATGTCCCTAACTTCTGGTCTTGTTCCTAATCTTGGAATATCATATCCATCATAATCTACAGATATGATTTCTATTATATCATCAGACAACCCATAATATCTTTGGTCTGCTACAGTACTAAAAGTAAATGCACCTGTTAACATCCTGGTTCTTCTGCCATACTCAGAAAGAGCTTGGTTCAGCCAAAGCCTTATTTGAGCTTCTGCTATATTTGGATGATGTTGCCTAACCATTTCTATCATTTGTTTCTGTGTCATTTCTGTTGACCTATTCTTTGTAATTCTTTTTCATACTCTTGCTTTAACAAAGCAGCATGACTTAAAGAACTTGCGTGCAATTCAATATCTTCATTGTTCTGGTCTTCCGCTGCTAGTTTAATCATAAATTTGGCTGCTGCTCCTAGAGTAACCGCATATTCTGCAGCATCTGGAAAGCTCGATATTCCAGTATCGCCATGAGCTACAGAAGATGGATAGTCATACTTTAGTATTTCCCCGTTTTGGCTTACTGTTGGAGCAGGCATAATTCTTAAAGATTTTCCCTCAAAATAAAATATAGGATCTCTGTCCTGTGCTGGATCTGCATAATGTATACTTCCAGAATCTACAGTTCTTCCATATTGACCAAATGGTATTTCATTTGCATAGAATCCATTTCTACTAACTGCTAAAATTCTTGAGTTCTCAATTGTAGTTGGATTGGATGTAACTGTAGCTAATGTAGCATTTCTAATTAATACATCTTTTGGAAGTAGATCAGATACTTCTCTAGCTGATGCATTAAGCATATCACTTAAGCCAGAAGTATCACTTACCGTTCTGCCAAGTAAATCTTCTACTTGTAATTTAAATGTTTGCATTCATTTCCTTTTAACAAGGGGAGGGATATCACTCCCAACCCCTTGTTATCATTGTTTTACCCAGCGTCTACCGTTGCTTTTGTTGAACCATTGCATAGCCAGTAAGTGCCATCACAAGTAATCTCAATCGTATCATTAATTGCGCCAGCATTTAATGTTAACGATGATACTGTC